GTATATGTAGCATTTGGATCAAATTCTCCAAGATAATCATTTGTAACATAACTAGCTGCTGGGGCAGCAACAGCAAGCCATTGTCCGTCTGGACTTACTGCCATTTTAGATCCAAATGATTCTTTAGATCGCAGAGCATCACCCGGTAATAATAGATCTCTCAATTTAAGTCCAGTAGCGGATTCAGAATACACTAATACCTGGCCACCATTTGATACTATATTGATTCTCCAGTTAGAGAAAAGTCCCGAGCCGCCTATATAATCCACACTAACAACTAATGCGGTTCCTCTGAAACTAATTATTGTTCCTTCGATAAACTTGTCTGGATCACCGACTACATCTATTCGAAGGCGTCGGCCGGCGGTGTACCCGTACACACCGGCCGTCATATTAGTTTCAAATTCTTTAGTACCTATACTAATCGTATTGCTGGTTGTTGAAAACAATGATTGTAGCCCAGAGGTTACAAATCGAGTAGATGGTGTCCCTACAAACATTTGTTTTAGTATGTCGCTATATAATACTTTATATCCTGCTTTCAATGGTTCGGCAATACCATATCCAGAAATTCTATTAAACGAATATTGACGAGTTTTCTCTATTACTTCCCAACGATTTGTTCCATCATTGTCAATCCATAACTTAGCTCCACTACTCAGCACCGCCGATTGTTCAAAATCAACATCTTCATATCTGTTATAAGTAGCAGGCGTGAATACAAAAATTGCGGCAATCTTACCTATTGGCAATTCTGGATCTCGATCACTAGTTGAGATTACTTCTATTGTTATTCGAGTTTTATTAATTACTTTATAGAACCCTGTTAAATGTTCTATGCCACGGAAACCAATAATGTCACCAACACCGATGTAATGTTTACGATTTACCGTTATAGTTACAATATCATCAACCCGACTAACTGCCACTGGATATACTAGTTTAGATTGATTAAATCTCAACACCTGCCACGACGAGTTATCAAATGTTACCCATGTGTGATCATTTTCAAAAAATTCATCTATGTTAAGAGATAATATTTCTTCTTTTGTCCTAACAGCTCGCTGGATTTGATCTGTTCTTACATAGCCTGCCGTTTTAACTCTATCAATCTCTGTTGTTACTGGATTAATATTTGTTTTATAAGGTTTTGGATATATTGTAAAATTATCTTTAGTTACCCGATAGTTTTGATCCAATACATTTTTAGGCAACGATGCGCTAATTAAAATTGGCTGTGGATTGATCTTAAATTCATTTTTATCTAACAGAATTTCATATTCTTCTAATTGGGCAACTCCGCCCATGCGACCAACCCTAAACGCCCATTCTTCGTTTAAAACAATGCTACTTTCGTTAGTCCGGCTTAACTTATCAAAAACTTTAGTAACAGAGTTTTTTGTACCCTTTTCTTTAATAAATCCCTGATACAACTGAAACTGGGTTATTGGGTCTTCAGCAATATTTTGTAGATATTCTCTAGGTTGATACCCAACAAGATGACGTGCTAATTCTCGTTGTGTTGCACCAATACCTTCTGAGTCAACACTATAATAATCCTCAATTTGATTAATTTGGTAATCAAAGTTAGGTACTAGTTGTTTTTCTAACCTAGAATCTAATTTGCTCCACTTTGTATCATCAAAAGTTTCTGTTCCAGTTTGATTCTCCTGGCTTGTCCAATAGTATGATCTATACGCAACAATGTCTCCGAGCCTGTAATCATTAAATGGTTGCCATACCTGTATGTTAACATTGTCAAATAGGAATCCCGGGCTGGTATAATCACCGTCCCAGTCCATTGTTCTAAATCCTTGCGCCTTTAGTCTACCCTGACGATATCCTGTTGTCTTATCATATATTACGTCATTGAATACTGTTCGATCCGAAAAGACAGTTACATGTTCTTTTAACACATAATATAATTTAAGATAATATATACCTGAGGTCGAAAGAGCTTCTACCGTTATTGTTTGGAATGAACGTTTAACATTGAGTTGATCAATTGAGATCGGTTTGCCATTATCGGTTAATATTTGATAATCATAAAAACCATCAGTTATGTTATCGACTACCCCAATTGGAACATTAAGTTTTATTACTGTTGCTCCTGGGCTCAATGTAATCAATGATCCAACTGACCAATTGTGTTTGGTCCAGTACATAAATTCTTTAGCACTTGTTAACCAATCTTGTGATGACTGAGTTTCAGGATCATATCCTTCAAATTCAAATCCAGTTGATCTCAAATAAACGTCATACCCTTGAATGAAATCAACTACCTGCTGTATTGATGTTAATCGAGTTCCGTAATTGAGCCGTTTGACTTTTAGTGTATTGAAATTTCTGCGACGATATGCCTCAACTGCTCCTACTATTGGCAGAGTTGGTATCTGGCGCCACACTCCTTTGTCGAATGATCCGCTAGCATTATGTGTACTGATACATCTGTAGTAATAATTCCTATATTGTACAATCTGTCCGTTTACATAATTTTTATCGGCAGACCAAACCAAGAAAGGTTCGCTTACACCACCAACCGATATCAGCGGATCTCGTTGATTTGAGAGAGCCTCGTAATAATTAAAGAAAGGATATTGGTCATCATATCCATTAACAACCCATCCACCGTTGGTCTTTTCAATAATAAGCCCACTGTATGATACCGAATCAATCGGCGTGCTAACATTGAATACAATGTCATAATTTTCAGGAGGAACAAAAATCCCACTCGATGTAGATTTAGGATTTTTACTATCAAGCAAATATTTTTGTCGAGTTTTATCAACAAATCCAGAAACCCTAGTTGAAAGATTAACATCTAACGATTTAAGTTGTTCTTCAGTTTGATCCAAGGAGGTTCCCTGATATCTGACATAATCTATCAGATATTTTATCAATCCATTAGTTAGTATATTCTCGTCTGAGAAAGAACTAATATCATTAAGGGTTGGAAACCAGTTGGTATTTTGATTTACAGTTTGCTCTAATATGTTTACGCCCGTATTTGATCGATCAAAATTATCAGATATAAATTCAAATGGTTTTAATAAGCACATAGCAATAACAACAGCGTATGGCCACTCTGATGTTGTTCTCCAGGCATGTTCAACTGGAGCAACATCTCCTAATTCGAAATCTCCCTTGTTATTAATTAATACAAAATTCTTAGCAAGCCCCGATTCTAACGGACTTAATAAGATCCCGTCGGCATCCACAGGAAGATGGTCTAGTAATGAAGGACGCTTATATCGATCATAAGTTCCAGCACGATCACCGTGTCGTATTAGTCCGTCTCGCAGATCTTCCCACAACAATAGATTTCCGCTAGTATACGGAGCAGGCCCATATTCCCCTTCCCACCAGTCTGGCTGTTCTGAGAAACCTAACATTTCCCACGGACAACGATGGGGGCGATCTGTATCATAGAACCATTGATACACACCTCTCCACCAGACCCGGCAGACTTTGATTTTTCCGTTGGGTCTGTCATGTTACTGTAAGTGTACGTTAAACGTTTCGTTTTCTTTAAAGTACTCGTTAATTGTGTAATTTATATTAGAGTTTTGTACCCATTTTAAAAATNNTAACGAAACAATTTCGTCTAACTGTTGTTTATCATATATTCCTTGATGGTAATATCCACCGATTACTTGATCAACATCAAACACTTCTCGTGAATATTCTTGTTTAATATTATTGTAAATTCTATATTCTAATTCTAACAGTAATTCATCACGGAAATCCCCGTATGCTATTGTAATACTACCATCGTGACCTTGTATAACGTCTACTGGCTCTCTGTAAGTATCGTCAATAAACCGCATAGGTGTATATTTTTTATAGAGACCCATTTTGGTTGGGGTTGGAGGAATAAAGTTAACTGAGGTGGAGGTATATTCTCTTATTGAGATTCGATCTCCTTCAGCAACGTCTTTTAAAATCGTTACAAATCCAAATTCAAAATTAAATTCATAATCTTGACCATGTAGCAACTGCGTTCCATTAATGTAAACATATACAGCTCGACGGCTAAGGTCAGTTAAGTTGAATTTTTCTGTCAAAGCAAAAGTTTTAATTCCGTCATCTTCAACAGTATACTCTAATGAAGTATATGCCCCATTGCCTACCATATCAGAATCAATAAAAGGAGAGGTTGTGCCCTTAACTTTAGTTAGGTCAGCTAGAATATCGTCAACAAAATCAACTATATTATCGTTATATTCAATTTCCATTGCCTTTTGTAGGAATTTATTCTTAAAATCTGTATAGGCCTTTTTGGCATATTGAATAGATTTAACAATATTATTTTTCTTATCGGCAAATAGATAGATAGATAACGGAGTAATACCGGAGTGTTTTAAAAATCTCTTAGCATACTGTTGATAATCTTGTATGTCTCGTAAGTTTGAAATTCCCGGAATATTTCCTTGAAATTCTGTATTAAACTCCATGGCTGAATAGATATGATCTACTGCTTGACCAAGAGTAAACGACACTAAGTTTTGATTTAGCGGATTTTTTTCTAATCCAACTGGGATTTCATAGTATCCAGTATTTGGTGGTAAATCTGTAATTAACTTAATCGACACAACATCGTTCGTAACAAACACAGTGTTAATATTTTTAATAAATGTTATATCTAGTTCTTCGTTATTAGCGATATTGATACGCGGACCAGCAACATACCTAACTGGAATTTTAAAATAGTCACCTATCTGATTATGCTGTGATGTAATTTCAAAGGTTACTGTTCGAGACGGAGTAGCACGTTCGGTTAGTATAATTGTACCTTTGGTATCTCTATCAAGTTGATTGATTGAATTCAACCAGGTTGTTACATCTTCCCCTGTTAGTGAGGATTTGTGAACCAACAAATGGTTTGAAAAAGCAATATCAACATCGTTAAGTCGAACAGTACCTGCCCCTGGATTTGATTCGATGATCGATTCATTAAACTTATAAGTAAACTTTAATCTTCCAAATGTAAAGGTATTAGTAGATCTAACATACCCTTCAGTTAATTTAGTACCGTTAAGATAAAAATTTGCAATAAAATCTTGATCGCTGCTAATCTGCGTCCAGTCAATAGTATCTAACACTACTTCATTTGTGTTACTTTCAATTTTTACACTATCAAGCATAGGTTGTATAAATTGGCTGTCTGCTTTAATCCACCCGTTAGCATACTGGCTACTGTCTTGATTTATGTAAAATCCAGAATTTATATTAACGGTTTGTAATCTGTTGTCTTGAACATAATAAAACTGCTCAGTGTCCCATGTCCACTCAAATTCAATATCTCCAACATTGTCTATGTTTAGATAACTTAATTTAAATCCTAATTCAGAATCGACAACTCCCTGTCCTTCTTTGTATTTGAAGATCGGTGTTCCTTTGAACGTTGTAGATTTATATAAGTTTGTATCAGAGAAGCTAACACCGTCGGCAGTAAACGCATCAAACATTGGTGCTTGATTTACTTTTGTTTTTGGCTGGCTTGCCAGCCATCTTACACCGTCAAAGTGAAGTGTTGCGCCCTTGTTAGTAGATCCGCGGCGGACTAACAGGGTTTCTCCTAATATTGGTTCAGAATCTTCAGTCCGCTGGAGAGTTAATTGTGTTGAGCCATTATGTGTTATAATTTTAACTTCATAAATTTTATTATTTGCTAGGCTGTCGGTGTCTGCGGTTACTAATATTCGAGCACCATCAAATAAGTTTTCGCCGTCGACGCTGTATCCAGCACTTCCTTCAATAATCGAAAATACATCATTTGTAAAATCATCAACATAATCTACAGTTTTCTTAGTGATCCATCCGTGATTAAACAATCTAAGAGATGGTTGAAATTCGATAATTGGTCTTTTCGCCCTCAACTCTTCTGAAGCATCAAATGCTGTGCCAGCAAGGCCGGCGGCGTATTCCAATACCGATTTATGAAACCATCTATTATACCTAGACCACGCATTTAAATCTGAGCTTGATCGATTAATAGTAATATAATCTTTTAAAAATGGATACTCTTTAGCATCGTCAAACGGAACGGTGTCAAACCCTTCATTATCAAATAAAATTTCTGTGTACGGATTTTCTACTTCTGGAACTACAAGATCTTCAAATCTAACAAGTCTAATTCCAGTTCCTACCCCTTCAACAATCCAAGTGTCATTTTGGAATTTTTCAGAAACTACATTTCCTCGGAACTTAACAACTAATCCATTAGAAAATACAACACCATTAGCACTAGTGTAGTTGAGTTTTCCTAGAATCTCTGTTTCAACATTGAGATTAGCGTTTGATTCGATGTCTGATACAATAATTCTTCCAAGCCTATCAGGATTTGATAAACTTTGATAATAAAGAATATCTGGAGCGTTGAATGGAACTTCAAAGGTCAATGTACCATTCTGAATACCATTATTAGTAACCCCATCTACATATTCTAATGAAATTTCTTCGGTGATATCTTCAACATATTCCCAATCTTGTGAACCTTGAAATATACTAGATCCGTCTGATGGAGGAAGCATTGCCTTTGCTTTCCATAATTTTCCTTCATAAGAAACCAGTTGTCCTTTAAAATAAGTTACAAAGGGGTTGAATAACAACGAACCAAGATCTGGTGATTTTCTAATAGAGAATCCGTCGCCCGGAGCATTAATCTTAAACTTATATGTCTGTCCTCGATACAATGTAATCGTTGGATTATTTGTCAACCCGTCTGGAGTTAAGACGAAAGAACTTTCTGTACCCAACGAAACCTTATATTCGCTTGTAACAGAAGCACGTTGTCCAAACACAGAAACAGGAGTTGGGCCTGCTGGTACCCAATAGTATTCTCTATAATTAACAAACTTATCCCATTCTATTGGAGGATTCCACGCATAATGCTCTTGCGATGTAATCAATGGATCTCTTTCTTCTGTGTTACCAAAGAATTTTAATTGATTTTTAAAATCTAAATAATCATAAAATGTAGTAACATCCTCTCTTGTTCGACCAATAACAGCCGGTTCAAGCTGATATCTACTTCTTAAAGTATTATCTGTGTCAAGATAAATGTCTTGACCATTGTATGTTTTTCCATACCTTCTTCCAATATATCCAACCGTTTTCTGAAGGATGCCCGGTTGAATCATTGGATCAACAACCGCCTCCATAAATTTTTCATTGGCTGAGGTTTGGAATACCTTAGGTAAGAGTTCTACAGATCTCCTGATCGGTAGTTGGCTTTGAGGATAAGATTTATCTGTCATAATTAAGTTGTTGTTACAATACTATCTACGCTTGCTCGTAGCTCTGCTGCTGTTATTGCGGATACTATTTCGATATCATCTACTGTGGCACCGCTAATAAAAATTTCATCTGGTCGACTTTGAACTTCAAATAGACTACCAAATGCCTGTGTTGGTTGAGTTGGGACAATTACCATGTTACTCACGTCTGGTGCTAAACTATTAAGAACATAGGTAATCATTTCACTAAGGTAAAATTTGTCACCAAAGTCCCAGTTGTTAACATCAAAAAATGTATTAATAGCAGTAATAATTCTAACCTTAAGATCGTTGTCGTTTATTGTTCTAGCTGTGTTCTTTACTATCTTAAACTGCGCCTGAAGTTTTTGATCTGCTGTTGAACCAAACAATATCTTATACTTAACCGGATGATATATTACCTCATCGCTTATTGATTTGATAGCATCTAACTTAGTACCAAAACTAATTTTCAATCCATCCGTTGTTGGAGGCAAGGGTTCTACCAAAGTTGCTCCGGCTATATATCGTCTAAAAGCCTCATCGTACGGTCGTGTTAATATAAACACATCAATTATGTTACTTGAACTTGGGTCAATTCGTCGATCTGTGCTAGCATTATGAACATATTGGAACTTGAGTTGATCCCTTCCTATTCTTCCTTTATATGCCGATTCAAGAATAAAGGTGTTAGTTGCTTTATTAAATCGTTTGACCCTATCTTCATTTTGGTCATAAAAGTATACTAATTGACCATCTGTTAATACTTCGTAATCTTCCACAGGCAACGTAGTTTCTGATTCTCTTAAAATAATAGTATTTCCATCTGTGTTGTCAACATATACATCTACTTTAGTTCCAGACTCATCTAATATTTCTTTAAAGAATACATAGTTTGGCAGAACTAAGCCGTTATCTGTTGTTTGCGGGAAATCTGATCCTACAATTTCTTCAAATGCCTCAGGATCGTCGATTACACCATCGTCATCTTGGTCAGCAAAGGCCAATTTAATTTCTGTGGAACTTTCATATCCATCGTCAAACTTAACAGTGTCACTAACTTCAAATTTAATATCTTGTTTTAGTGTAGTAATTAGATCATTACCTACATTAATTCCCAATACATTAATTGTATCTTTGGCTACTAAACCTACCTTATCATTATATGCTTTTTCATTTTTATCAAAATAAAATCTATTTTGTTCAACACTACCAAATACATATTGAAGAGATCTAATTCTAACAATGTATTGTGTGGGCTCTTTAACAAAACTTATGATCCATGAGGAATCTAAATTAGTACCGGTTATATCTCCTGCGTTGTTTAACCTAAACGGAGTTAATGTATCAAGGTTGTCTTGTGTGATAATTTTCCAACTAGTGGTTGATAAGTCGTACCGTATTCCAAAATTTAAATTTTCTATAACTCTATTTGTTATTTCAGTTTCAAGTGATACTGGAAGGTCGCTAACAAACTTAGGAACTACTCGTTCTGCTAGCGCACCAGTTGGGATCTCGTCATTAAACCCAATTGGGCCTGTTCCATTTGATAAGATGCCGCGGCCGGCGTTAGTACCGTCGCCCACAACTCGTATAACCTTTGTCCATATTCTATCAACTTGTTGAGGATCATTGGGGTTTGCGGTTACCAACTTGCCCTGTCTAAATGCTTTTCCAGTAGGCGGTATAAATTTAACCATCGATCCTGGTGTAACATATCTTAGCAATCCAGATGTGTAGGTGCCAACCTTTAAAATAAAGCCATCAACTACATTTTCAAAATATCCAGACGTAATATTAACATCAGAATATACATTCGTCCATCTTATCGTGCCTGGTACAAACTGTTGCTTGTCAAATTTTGTCAGATAGAAATTATAAACATCATCACCTGAGATTATTGGCTCAACAAATCTTCTTAAAAAGTTAATTACATCGAATCGGCTATCGGCTTTGAAAGTTAATACCTGTTCAAAATCTTCTTTGTAAATGTAACCATCATTAGAAAACATATTAATCGAACTATACTTTCCAGAAGCATCAATAATATCGTAATTTCGACTAATGCCACTAGATGTTCGATTAATTGATTTAACCTTTAATACGTTTTGTGAGCTAGACAGAGGAGCGAGATTGTAATCTTCTCCGGTGATCATTCGATTCTGTGTATAGTATTGGGCGGGCGCATTGGCTTTAATGCTGTCTGTGCTTTCGGCTGAGGTTGCCGTTGTTACTGTATATTGTAATGCTAGCCCAATAGTAACAGTATGTGCTACTCCAGATTTGTTTACATACGGAATAGCAATGTTAATACCTCGAAGTTCTGTTGGAGATATTGAATATGTTAGTCCGTTGCTAACTCGATAATATGTTCTAAAGGTTCCTTGTGGGAGATTTCCATACACTCCGTCAGCAAACACCAAATCAATCTTATCGTTTTCTCGAGTCACAACAGCATATATGTCTCTAACATTTTGTGTGAGACTGTTGTAAGCAATATTATTGCCATTAACTGTTGGTACTTGTGTCCATTGATTTAACTGTTCTCCATTCGAACCTAGAGCATACAACCAAACATCATCGTTATTAATGTTTTGACTGTCTACTGATACTTTTTCGTTTGTTGTTGGTACTGCTATTGAAAAATCTGCTAGTTCAAGGCTTCCTTGTTTGAACATAAGGAAAAATCCGGTATTAGGACTGGCTGGTCCTGCGCCATCTCTTCGATATATAAATCCCAATTGATTTCCCGGTACTGGTGGCTCTTCATAAATCGATTCACTGCCCTTAAACGCAGTGCTCACTAGTTCAAATACCATTGTGCGACCAGCAACAGGTTTACTGAAAGTAAAAATTGGAATGTCTGTTGATGCGGTTCTAAATCGGTACTGCTCAGTTTCTATTCCTTGTATAATAGAAGTGCCTTGATTTCTACCAAATTCTGTGTTATCTGCCATAGCAGAATTAAGAATTAATATAAATTGCTCAAGCCAATTAGTATTAGTTGGATCATTCCAGCCGATAATTTGTTGTGCTAGATTTCTTCCATTACTATCTCGAATGTCTTCTGTTGTAGTAACCGAAACAAATTTTAACAAACCGTTAGCAGAAATATTACGTTTAGCATTATAACTTAACATTCGAGCCAATCGTAAAATGTTTTCTTTGCGTTCTGCTAATTCAAGAAAATTCTCACGGCTGGCAAGATCTATTCTAAATGCCAACGATTGTCCTAAAAATGCCAATGAATCAATCAATGCGAGATATTCAGAACTTTCAATGTAATCGTTAAAATCTTCTGGATAATTTTCTCGAAGATATGTTATCATTACTCGACGAAGATTTTCAAAATCGTAACTTTTAAAATCAGCATTTTTAAATGTCTGATATATGCGAGTCCAATCTTGATTTAAAATTAAATTATTTTGTCTTGAGGTAGTTGTCATTTTGCTTCCCTATACTATATTTATCAATAACATAATATGGTCAGATTATGAGTGATGTTGCTTTATCAAAATTAAAAGTCATGCGTTCTGTTACGTTAAACGGCAGGTAAGTAATATCTGCTTCTATTCGAATTCCTTGGTCCGTAGATGTTACTGCTACTGAATTTACCAGCAATCGTGGATCATAATTTACAATTGCTTCTACATCTTTGGCAATAATATTCTTTACTTCTTCTGTGAATTGTTCAAATAACATATCCCAGATCACTGTACCAAACGTTGGGTTTTCTAATTTCTCACCCTTGCGAATATAAAAATGATTGATTAGATCTTGTTTGACCAAATCAATATCGTATAATTTATAGTTTTGGGTGCTTGCCTTGGAACTAAATCCTTTATACGTAAAGGATCCTCGATTTTGATCTCCAGCCGATGCTTTATTAATTGCTACTGTTTTTTGATTGTATAATTTAGCCATTATTTTTCTCTATCTGTGTTTTCAGGTTTAAGCTGATCCGGCGCTTGATTTTCATGAAGTGCCCACGGCTCGTGCATTGGAACCCGTTTCATTATGCTTTTTAGCGGAACAGTATCTTGATATTTTGTAGATGCCCAATCAAGTTGCCTATTTGTAACTAAATTGTCATGTAGTTTTAGCAGATCTGTTTGGTCTGATGTTTTTGCTACCTCTGATACTCTTCTAGTCCTTCCTTTAGCAGGCAACGATCCTCTCCTTGGAGAATTTTCAATATGCCAGTTTCCACTTAATAGATTTGTGTCATTTCCTGCCTTAAAATTATTATTGGTCGCACTTCTGACATTAGTGGTCTTATCAGAAGTCAAGTTGTTTTCGCCAACTGTGTTAATGTGAAGATTGCCTTTGGTAGTAATCAAGTTATCTTTTCCAACTGTAATTTCCATATTGGCAAAAATATCAGCATGAAGTCTACCTGTTTCTGTTCTGAGATTGATATTTCGGCCTGCTTCAAGATTGATATCACGATCTGCTCGTAAATTTAAATCATTTTTGGTGTGAATGCTAATAGAATCTTCAGCAAATATATCAATTTTACCATTACTAGATAATTCAATCCATGTTGTACCACGAGCATTACCTATGTAAATTAAATCTTCAGAATTGTGCAATAAAATTTGATGCCCGGTTCGAGTTCTAATCCTAAAATGCTCATGATAAGGAATTGTTGGATCACCTTTGCCTCCGGCTACAACATCAACATATTCCACCGGACCTTCGCTTGCTGATTTTTTACGTTGAAATCTAGAGTCTCCGTCGTCCATTACTAACTGTGTACCACCTAATCTACTAACAGGAACCGGGCCAGCTGTTAAACTTTGTTTTTTTCCAATTATTGATTTTTTGGCACCAGGTCTAGCATCAAGCGGTCCTGGTGTTGATATTCCAAATACCATACTTGGCACTTCTCTCCTAGCCGACGATGTTGTTACACCTCGAATGTCATCCTCTAATAACCCTTGCTCGAGAAATCGATCAGCAATAGGATGTACTGGTTTCTTTATTTTATTAACGTCTTTTTCTTGATCAGATACTGCGTTTAATCGTCGGTTAATTTCAGCTGTAGGCAATGGCTGCGAAGTATTATATTTTTTCTTGTCACTTCCAGAACAATCCGATGTGCTTGACCCGGCGATACCTGGGACCATGTGGTTGGCAAACCTAGACGGAACGCAGCCTATCCAATATCCCTGAGCTGGATCACCGTCAACAAACATAACCAATACATTAACCCCAACATCTGGTGGAACAAACCACATACCATAACTTTTTTGAGTGTCGTTAAAGCCATCTTCTGTACTAGAACTACAGGTATTCTGACCCATAAACTCGTATCCGGTATACCCAAAGAATGGCATAGCGCACCTAACCACATATGACTGGCTATCGTCACCTATTTTATTACCTTGATTTCTCAAAAGCGTTACTTCTAAACTTCCCATATAGGTTGGATCTAAGTGGCTAACGATTCTGGCCATGTATGGTCCAGTTCCTATGTCTGCATGTTTTTTTATTTCTGGGGACGTTCGTTTGTATTCTGACATTTTTTTACCTTATCGACTTATTAAATGTGGAGGGACATATGGATTAGTGCCAACCTGAGTGGCCATTGTATCCGAATTAACAGGTTGGACATTGCTTGCTGGCTTCCCGCCTTCTAAGTAATCAATGGCTTGACCTGGCATTCTAATACACTCTAATTTTTGTTTAAACATTCCATCGGAAAATTGACTTTCACAAAGTATCACCCTGTATATTCCACTGAACGCTCCTTCTCTTCCTACTTTAGAAAACTCATATGTGCCTTTGAATTCATTTATATCTGTTGGGCTTCTAAAAGATAGGTATATGAATACATCTCCAGCTTCGTAATTCATACATTCATCGAGCGTCTTTTGGCCTGCTCCTGGAGAAAAATAGTTAGCAAGACCGCTGTCAACTATCCAATACGGATCGCCTAGTATTTCTAAATTAACTTTGACCAAGTCGGCACTAGTACCTTCGATAAATGCCTTGTGAAATGATTCCGCAATTTCTTGTTCCGTTTTACTATGACCAGATCCTGAGGTTGCTCTTGTAAATGCTGTTGGATCTCTTCTTGTTCTTTTTCTACCAATATTTGGGACTGCTGCTGCTGGAGTGGTTCCCTTACCTGTTTCAGATGACGAGTATGTTGGCCTCTTGCGTATCCGTTGATGTCTTGATTTGACTACTAATCCCGAGTCTGATTCAGATGACGGCGCTATTCCAACATAAAATAAATTATTAATTTCAATGTCAAATTTTACAATATCAACATTTTGCCCTGTGTAGATGTAATCGTATCGTTTACATACGGTAGTTTTTATTTGATCATACCCTAAAGGAGGAGTATTTACATTTGTAAAAACTGTATGATGTATTAGATAAGGTACAACACGATATGTATATTTTCTAGCATAATCTCCAATTATGTCATCTAACCCTAAAAATTCTATTTGAACATCAACCTTGAACCATTTAACAAATCCACCATCGACATAGTTTTGCTCTTTAATTGCTTCAACAGCATATTCCGAATTTAAAACAGTTCGTGTTATAATCTCAGTCAGACTCTGACCTTGCGCAAATTGAAATGTTCTATTTTTAGGATCTACAACCATTTGATCTTGTAATACTACACCTGTTTCTGGATCTACAACATTTCCGTGATTCATAAACGGTACATTACCACCACTACTAGCATCAAATCCCAAACTAGATTTACCTATTTCGTTTGCTTTGGGGGTACTAACTGGAACTTTATTTGAACCAACGACAGTTTGTTGTTGAGGAATAGTTCCGCACGTGGCCGAATTCGTTCCTGTTTGCTGGCTCACACTTTGAAATTGATCAGCTGCTTCGGGAAATTGTATTTCATAAACATCAGCAACTCCAATTTTTTTTGATTTTACAAGTTCTTCTTCGATATTGTTTAAAACACTAGTCAAACTATTAGGACTCAATGTCAAAATTTCTTCAACGGTACCTTGCGATCCACCTATGATTTTTAAATCATTATAAGCAGTATTGATTTCATCTGTAAAACCATGATGATTAAAAGGAATCGCTTCTACTTTATACGAACTACCCGATTCGTTAACTTGAAATTTTACAGATATTAACTTCATAACAAAGTATTTTGATTTGACTGACCGATAGTTTTTACCAGTTTCGTCGTATCCAACAAAATCCATAACCATAACAAACGGAGCAGTCAAATAATCTATGTGATTTGCTTCTCCAGCAGCACGCTGAAGGCTTTGTAAAAACAATCCCATGCTGTATGGCTCATAGATATCAAATTCAAATTTAAAGGCGTTGGTATTTCCTGTACGCTGAGTTGGAGCAATAACAGCACGCATTGTAAAATTGTTTACAAAATATTCAGGAGTGCCGTACCAAGTAGAAACCCTACGCTCGTCATATCTGCCGGCTGACGAAAATACAACGTATGACAATTCGGCCGGATTATTTCTATAAGTAGACGGATCATTAAATTGATCTACTGTCAAAGAAGCCATCGTCCACAATACCGAATATGACGCATAATTTTCTAATGGATTACTAATTACTTCCGGAAATTCGGCAGAAGTTGATGACTTTCCACTAGCAGATATACTAGTTGGAGTAACCGTAGCAGACTGAGATGAACTTCCTGTAGTTGACACTGTTGACGATTTAAGTATCGATGGTATAATTCCTGTCGAATCAATGGCGGTGCCATCTGGCTTCAACGCAGTAACCGTAGTTCCCAAATCCCGACCCTGGGGTGGCTCGTAACCACCACCCGACGAGACTGTTTGATCACCTGCGTACCCTCCTCGAAAGTCTGGAGATATTGGCCCAGTATAATTTTGTGGAGCAAACGGATCATAGCCGCCACCGGTGGTAACTGTTTGTTCGCCTGCGTAACCTCCTCGAAAGTCTGGTGCAAGTGCCATCTTATACTCCTAGATACTTCTCAAGATTTGATTTTTTAGGTATGTATATCGTTGTTCCCGGAACGAAATCGTAAACAGGATCTTTAATAACTGACATGTTCCTCTGAGCAAACACCCACCAAAGACGAGGATCACCATATAGATCGTATGCTAACAGATCTGGTCGATTCTTATATTGATTTTCAATAACATATTTGTAATCGTCTGTTTCTGCCGGAACTGGCCTAATGTTTAGCAGATCTAAATATAAATTATTTTGTGTTGTTTTAAACCACGGAGAAGTTTTGTTATAGATTGCCATTTTAAATGTATCCTATATTGTTGCCTGACGATTTCATTGCCATTCCTCCGTTGGCATAATCAGCCAAACTAAATTGTCGAAGTCTAACACGATTGTATATTGGAGATACAGTGACCGATATTGAGCTTACCACCGGCACCCATGTATTTGTTGGCGCATACTGAATGTAATTTACATCTTCTGGTAGTGTTACTGAAAAAGATTTAACTACTACCGGAACATTATCAAATATACTCGATCCATATCCTGTGAGATTGCAGATAATTGGGGGATTTCCTGCGTTTTCACCCTGGCCAAAGAACATTTTAGTAGCTGTTTTGAAAAATGTAGTAGCAGCGATCCAATATTCGGCTTCGTCGGCAGTTTCACATGTAAATTCTCCAACAATATCAATGTCGTCAACTTGACTATTTTTATATGCCTGGAAGGGATAGTTACTGTGAATCGATTCCATTGATGAATATGTTGCTTTTGTAGATACTGTAATCTGAGGAGTATATGGCCACACAACTCCCCCGGTACTTTCCAATCGGTTAAACAACGAGGAGTTAAATAGTGTCCAATCACAGTTGATTCTAACTCGCCAATCGCTACCAGATTCTGATAATAGGGTAATTTCAGAACCAAAACTTTCAAACAATTCTCCGCCTGCCGGGATGTTTGCCCCTCGTCTTTGACTTAAGAAGTCCGATAACTGTCCAGCTGACGTTCCACTTAATAAATTTGTTACTCCACTGACTAAACTCCCGGCAGCTTTGTTTAATGTGCCCGATATATCAGCAGCTATAGTACTTGTTGATCCCGCTAGTGTCTGTAATCCTGCTAACGGATTAGTTGAAAGAGTCCCAGTTACGGTATTTCCTAATTGTTGTAAATCACCAGTCATGCCGTTAAGTGGACTACCAATATCCCCGCCCAACCTACTCACAGTAGCATCTAAACTTAATTTTTCAGATAGGTTTCCAATCTGAGGTATTGCTGACTGTGCTTCAGCCTGTATCTGAGAAATACCAGTCGACACGCTTGATACCAAACTTGCCAACGGATTTATAGCAGGACCCGTAGCAACATACGCTTCTGTTTGTCCAGGTATTGGATTAATTGATAATGCCATTTTGATAAAATTCCTCGTTATAGTCTATTTATTCTTGAAAAAATGTGCTATTATATTAATAATAGGAGAATTTTATTAATGTCAACCGTACCAAAAATCAAGTATCTAACAAACAAGGACCTACTTAAAGAAATACACCTTAGCAAAAATACATACTGTAAATTTACTGATCCGTCGTATTCAACATATGATATAATTATATCGAGTTTAGAAAAAATCAATATTCGTTCAATTGCCGAGGCAAAGCGAAATCGAGCTGCTCGGCTCTCAAAACAAGCGCACGAAACAGCGCAAATTACAACCGGTAAAAAGTTACCTATCAAAAACTTTGAAGTTGATTATAAAAAAATATCAAAATTAGATTTGGTATTTCGAATCATGACATTTGATCATATCCCACTGGCACCCGGTCGCAAAAAAACTCTAAAGAACACCGCCGACAGTCATGAAAAGGTTAATTTTCCACCATTTCAACATTGGAAGTTTGATGAAAGAGATAATTTAATCTGCGTGGGCAAGAGCCACTGGATTGGCGATTTAGAAACTGGCGAATTTAGCAAAGATCACGGTCAAATGACCGATCAGCTTGCTCGCATGTTTTTAAAGTTGTGTGATCGATATGCTACCCGAGGAAATGTACGGGGATATACATACAATGACGAGATGAAAGGTCAAGCAATATTACAATTGACCCAGATAGGACTTCAATTTGATGAAAGCAAATCAGATAATCCATTTGCTTATTATACTGCTGCTGTTGCTAACAGTTTTGTTCGAATTATCAATATCGAAAAACGTAGCCAAAATATCAGAGATGACATTTTAGAAATCAACGGCATGAATCCTAGCTGGACTAGACAATTTGGTAGTGGTGGTGGCGGAGGCCCTGCTACAGGTGGGGGAGAAATTGACTGGGATTAAGGAAAATAAATGAGTAATTTGTTTAAAAAAGTTGCCTGTTTTGGAGACATACACTTTGGTCTAAAGTCAGGCAGTAGGGTACATAACACAGACTGTGAAGAGTTTGTCACTTGGTTCTGTAAAACTGCTAAGGCAGAAGGTTGCGAAACTGCTATCTTCCTAGGAGATTGGCATCACAATCGTAGCACCACCGATGTCAGCACAATGAACTACACTGTGAGCAATCTAGAACAGTTGAGCAACAGCTTTGAGAAAGTTTATTTTATACTTGGCAATCACGACCTATTCTACAAAGACAAGCGTGAGATCAACTCAGTAGAGTTTATGCGCCTGTTCCCTAATATCATTCCTGTGAGAGAACGTCTAACAGAAGGTGAAGTTACTATCATGCCTTGGCTCATCGGTGATGAGTGGCGTGATGTTCCTAAGATACAGAGCCGCTATGTGTTTGGACACTTAGAACTTCCGTTGTTCTACATGAACGCTATGGTACAGATGCCCGACCACGGACAGTTACAAGGATCACACTTCCAGAATCAAGAATATGTGTTCAGCGGACATTTCCATAAACGTCAAAGCAAAGGCAATATTACCTATATTGGTAATGCTTTCCCACATAACTACGCAGATGCAGGCGATGATGAGCGTGGTATGATGATCCTAGAGTGGGGCGGCAAGCCTGAATATAAGACCTGGCCTAATCAACCAGTGTATCGCACCTACAAGTTAAGTCAGATCATTGACAATCCCACAGGCCTGCTAAGACCTAAGATGCACTGTCGTGTGACCATCGACCTTCCTATTACTTTTGAAGAAGCAAACTTTATCAAGGAACAGTTCATTCCTGAATATCAACTGCGTGAACTAATGTTGATTCCGGAAAAAGTAGAAGTAGAATCAAACGCTGTGCCTATTGACATCACGTTTGAAAGTGTCGACACTATCGTAATGAATCAGATCAATGCTATCGAAAGCGAAACATATAACAAAGCATTACTATTGGATATCTATAATAACCTATGATTTTTTTACATTTACCTGTTCCGTTAATAAATAACGAAAACAGAGGAATTAAAATGTCAGTTTTTTCTAAAAAATATTGGTTATCAAAAGGAATGTCCGACGAGGAAGCAATATATCAGATTTCTATCAGACGACCAAATAATGTATTATATTATATTAACAAAGGATTTTCTCAAGAAGAAGCAATTGAAAAAGTAACCGAATATCAAAAAAATTCATCTAAAAAACGAGGATTGCTTTCGACAGAAGAAAAAAGAAAATTGTCTCCTAGATGTATAGAATTTTATCTAAACAAAGGATTACCTAAAGAAGAAGCACAGGAAATGTTATCTCAGTTCCAAAGAAACTTCAGTAAAGAAATCTGTATTAAAAAATACGGAGTAGAAAAAGGCACCGAAATATGGAAACTCAGGCAAGAAAAATGGCAAAAAACATTAACTTCAAAACCTATAGAAGAAATTAAAGAAATAAATCGAAAAAAGAATAGATGGAAAAACTTATCTAACGACGATTCTAATACTCTAAAGTTAAAAGTATCTAATTCTGTAAAAAATACAGTATCAAAAAGATCTTTAGAAGATAAAAGAAAAGTAGGAAAAAACATAAGCAACGGGAAGGTAAAATTTGGATATGCTATTCCTAGGGAACAGTTACCTGCATTTGAACTTTATAAATCAAAGGTATGGAATGAGTACTAAAAAACATAATTTAAATCTTTTAGAAAATTATCATCTTAGAGGNAAAAAATCATACCACTTAGATCATCAGTATAGTATTTGGCAAGGGTTTATTGATAATACTCCTGCCGAAATCGTTGGGCATATCTGTAATTTAAAAATGTTAAATTATAAAGAAAATTTATCTAAACATACTAAATGCGAACTATCTCTTGCTGGTCTTAAAAAATTAATAAAGGATTTTAATGATAAAAATTAAGAACGTAACTGCAAAGAATTTTCTTTCAATAGGAAATCAAACACAGGCAGTAAATTTAGATAACGGGCAATTAACTCTAGTATTAGGGGAGAATTTAGATTTAGGAGGAGATGATTCTGGTGCTAGAAACGGGGTTGGAAAAACCGCTATACTTAATGCTATTAGTTACGGCATCTACGGTCAAGCCTTGACCAGCATCAAGAAAGACAATCTTGTCAACAAAATCAACAGCAAGGGTATGCTGGTCACTGTGACCTTTGAAAAGGACGGTGTTGAATATCACATTGAACGCGGTCGTAAGCCTAATGTCTTACGCTTCAGCATCAATGGTCAGGAACAGGCACAGCTAGACTTAGACGAAAGCCAAGGTGACAGCCGAGAAACACAGAAGGCTATTGAAGAAGTGTTTGGCATGAGCCACGATATGTTCAAACATCTTGTGGCCTTGAATACCTACACTGAACCTTTCTTGAGCATGAAGGCCAACGATCAACGCAACATCATCGAGCAGTTGTTGGGTATTACATTGCTCAGTGAAAAAGCAGAGGCCTTGAAAGAACAGTTACGCTTAACCAAAGACAGTATTTCTACAGAAAACACTCGTATCGAAACAATCAAAGCCAGCAACGAGCGAATTGGTCAAAGCATTGAATCGCTAGAACGCAAACAGAAAATATGGGATGATCAGAAAGAAAAATCTCTCGAAGATCTGCGCAAGGGTATTAATTTGTTGGCAGATATTGATATTGACCTAGAGATCAACTCACACAAGGCGTTAGAGACATACAATCAAAAGCGCAAAGACATCGACGACCTAAAGAAAGCAGTGTTGCGTGCTGAGGCAGATCAGAGTCGTGAAGAAAAAGTTATTGAAAAGCTAAAGAAAGAGATAGACGAGTTAAAAGACCACAAGTGTTATGCCTGTGGTCAAGAACTACACGATGATAAACACGAACAGGTATTAGCCGCTAAAGAAACTGCCTTACAGGAAGCGAGTTTACAGTATCTGTCTACTAACAGTCAGTGGATAGAGTTAACTGGTGCCCTTATTGAGTTAGGTGAACTAGGTGAATGTCCCAAGGTTATCTATGATAGTTTAGAGCAGGCGCTGAATCACAAAGCAACATTAGCTGGCTTAGAAAAAGACATCGAGATCAAAGAAGCTGAACAGAATCCCTATGTTGAACAGATTGAAGAACTACGCAACACTGCCATGCAGACAATTAGTTGGGAAACTGTAAACGAGTTAGCTCGTGTTAAGGATCATCAAGAGTTCTTGCTTAAACTGTTGACTAACAAGGACAGTTTTGTGCGTAAGCGTATCATCGATCAAAATCTAGCATTCTTAAATCAGAGACTGACGTACTATCTTGACAAGATTGGCCTGCCTCACATTGTTGAGTTCCAGAATGACCTCAGTGTTATTATCACACAACTAGGACAAGATCTAGACTTTGACAATCTAAGTCGTGGTGAACGTAACAGATTGATATTGTCTATGAGTTGGGCATTCCGTGATGTATGGGAGAACTTATATCACAGCATCAACTTATTGTTTATTGACGAGCTAGTTGACAGTGGCATGGATTCTAGCGGTGTTGAATCAAGTATTGCTGTGCTGAAACGTATGACACGTGAGCGTGATAAGAATGTGTTCTTGATCTCACATAGAGATGACCTAACCAGTCGTGTAAATCACGTGTTGAAGGTTATAAAAGAAAATGGATTTACCAGTTACAGCAACGATGTGGAGATTATTCAGTGAGTCGATTTAATGACACTCACTTAGATCTTATCAGTGCTGTACAAGAGTATATCAGAGCACAGGATAAATTTGAAACCAGCGGAACATATGAATCATGTATCCGCGCTAGAGAAGCCTTGCTTGAAATTAGACGATTAGCAGCACTTAGACGTAAAGAAATGTTTGTTAAAAGGGCAGAATTTAAAGAATCCAGAAAAGGACGTCCAGGAAGACCACCAAAGATACATAGTTAATGACATGGATATACAATGACCAGAAAATCGATAATCTTCCCGAAGATTGTATAGGTTTTGTGTATATCATTACAAATATCCTCTCTGGTAAAAAATACATAGGCAAAAAATTAGGCAAATTTAGTAAAACAACCTACAAGACAGTAAAATTAAAAAACGGCACAAAAAAACGCAAAAAAATTCGAGGCAAAATTGAATCAGATTGGAAAGAATATTACGGCTCATCACCCTCACTTCTTAAAGATATCGAACTCCTAGGCAAAGAAAACTTCAAAAGAGAAATACTTTATTATTGTACATCAAAGGCTGAACTTAGTTATATAGAGGCAAGAGAGCAGTTTGAACGCAGAGTTTTAGAATCTGACGATTACTATAACGGAATTATCAACTTACGAGTTGGCGAGTCAGCTGCACTAAAAGAAGCATTATTGAAACACAATAAATCATCTAACACACAAGGTTAGCGGGCCAGATTGTAATACCGCTGTGGAAAAACCGGTGTAGTAACCGGACACGTAACATAGTAAGGCACTCCCCTGGGTAGATCCCAGTATCCTGAAAAATTGGAAGTGAGTCAGAGGGTTCGAACCATATGCCCAACGCATTGCTATAGTATGAATGTTAGCATACAAAAAAACCGTGCTATAAAAACTTAAACACCTAGGAACGAGGTTTAAGGCGCAACAGCGTAGTCGACGTAGGTTGGGAAAGGTCAGAGCCCATTAGCATAACGGTAAAACACCTACTTCCAATGTCTTGGCCTGCGCAACTCACATGAAAAGATTGGATGGAACCTATAAAAGGTTCCGTCTGACCATTCAATCTACATGAATATTTAAACACTCATTCTAAAAAAACATAATAAAAACAATCAATCAATCTCCTAAAAAAGAAAAGTGCGTTGAGCGATAAGCGAAAACGCAAATGAGCATTAGCTCATTACTTCTATATAAATAATTGATAGCTCGGACTCTACATATATGAAATTTGAAAATTTACAAAATATCTTTGAATCTCTTGACCCTAATACCAAAGACTCTTACTTTGAATACTGGCAACAAGAAATACATCCAACATTGATGGAGGTAGCACTTGCCCCTGATCAAATCAATCAGTTGTTTAAAAATGTAGAGCAATCTGTTACAGCACAAGGTTCTAATAGAACTCTTGCTGGTAAAGCTGTGGATACCGCTGGCAAAATTTCTAACAAAGTTACTGATGTGTGGTTTAACAAGTTAGGCGGTGCCCTACAAAATTCTGAACCTGTTAAAAACTTTGATGCTAAATGGGAAGATATTAAATCTAAATTTGCTACTAAGCATCCAGATATCGCAGAAAAATTAGCCAAGTATGGCGAGTACTCTAAAAACAATCCCAAGACACATAAATTCTTGTTGGCCATTGCCGGTTCAATGGCAGCGGCATTGGGATTAGCGGCAGTAGGTGGATTGTCAGCAGGAATTACAGCAACTGGGTTAGGAGTAGGCGGAGCTACGGCAATTATCAACATTGCTGATAGATTACTCAAAGGCCAAAAAGCATCAACTGCCGTTGGGAGAGGAGCAACCGCCGGAGCAGTAGCAGGATTAACTGCTGCCGGAGTTAAAGCTGCTGCTGATGCTCTAAACCAACTTGGAGCAATTACTAAAATTAAGAATTCGTACTATGTTAATTTCAACGGCAAAGGCGCTTATCTAAACGCAGAAGATTTTCGTGCCTGGCGAGAGGGAATGCAATCCGCTAATGACATGACCAAAGGTATTGATTTTATGAGCAACAGTGATGCTTATTTCAGTGCTGTTGACGCAGGCATGACAAAGTCAGCAGAAGTAGCTGCTGAACTCCTATCCAAAGCCGCTGATCCTGCTTATCAAAAAGCAGCTATGGATGCTGCTGAAATTGTAATTAAACCAGGTGCTGTTGAGTCGGCTGTGGCTGCCATGCGAGATGCTGCTAAAATAGTGAATCCTGTAATATCGGCTGCTGCTGGACAGGCCGCTGCTGGAGCAAATGAAAGTTATTATGTAAATACTCGCCCGTTAAGTGAAGGGCAAGTATACATGATTTTTAACAGTGTTTGTCAACACACCAACACTTTATTAAGTGAAGGAGTGTTAAAAGAAGGTCCACTTGGTTGGATCAAGCAAAAAGCCAATACCATCAGTGCTAATCTCACAACTAAGATTACAGCAGATAAACTAAATTCTGCTTGGTCTAAAGCAGGAAGTCCAACAGATTCAAACCAACTGGCTGATTTTTTGAAAACACAAGGAGTAAACGATACTGTTATAGCACAAACATACAAAGCTATGAAGTTACCTCCGCCGGGCACACAGCCTCCTAAAACAATGACCTATCAAGAACTTGCTGCCGAAGTGGCCAAACATCGTCCACGAGATCGCAGATTGTTGATCGCTGCTTTACAAAAACAATTAGGAATAGCAACACCATGAAAATTAATGAAATATTAGTTGAAAGCCAACAATTAGACGAGCTAGACATTGGCAAAGGTATTAAAAAAGTAGGTAGTGTAGCAGGCAAAGCCTTAGGTGGAGTTGGGCAGGCCATAGGTGCGGTTGCTGGTATACCTCAGGGATTTGGTCGGGCTGTTAAGAAAGGGTATCAATCTGCTGTAGATACCATAGGTGGAGCATCGCCAGCATCTCAGCCGGCAGCCACTACTCAACCAGCGGCTACTACTGCTCAACAGCCAGTAAAACAGAAACCACTATCAGCAGCTGATAGATTGTCGATCGCAGCTGGGCGAAGTCAACCAGCGGCTACTACTGCTCAACCAGCGGCTACTACTGCTCAACCAGCGGCTACTACTGCTCAACCAGCGGCAGCAGCAACCCCTGCTATGCCAATGAAGCAGCTAAGGGCTAGTATTGATTTATTGAACACGGCAAATAAGAAAAAGTTATTGGCACATTTACAAAAAATTACACCAGTGGCTGTGTCAAAACAAGCAGTTACTCCTACTAAAGTAGTTCCAACGGCCTCTGCAAGATCAAAAACACCAGTTAATATCTCTGGTGCTCCGGCAAAGATTCGACCAGTTAAACCTGCTGTTAAACCATAACTGTTAGAAGAACGGCATTCCTGATTTTTTAGTAGTCTCTAGATTTTCTTTGATGATTTCACTAACAATGGATCTTTCTTCATGTGAAAGATTCATTGCTTCTGAAAAATCCATACCTCGCATATACCAACAGATTTTTAGTATATCTTTTTTGATTTCCCGAGCCTCTTTATCTAATTGTTCAACATATTGTAGGATCTCCGGCTGGGAGAGGTTTAAGATCCTACCGCGAAAAAATTTGATTGATCCATGGTAATGCTAACTTCCCATTCATGACCGCATTCAGTACATTTTGCCTGTTGTGTTCTCAGTGCCATTTGATCTCGCATTGTTGAAATTCTTTCATTAATTTTATTAAAAACATCGCTGGGAGCATTTTCAATAAACTCATAAATCAAAGCAGGATCTGTTACGGTTTCAGTCGGTGAAGAAATACTAACAATACATCCAGCAATAACGTCTACAGTAAGTGCTGTAAGTTTGACAAAACTATTGCCAAATTTTTCAATTTTATCCTCGTCTGAAATATTGTTATCGTTAACTAGTTCAAATATTTTTTGTTGTTCGAGAGTCTTTAGTGCTGTTTTACTAATTTCTTTGTATGTATAAGGACGAATTTTAACAGTTAACGGGTCAACGTGTATTGTATCATCGTATTCAAAGTGTGTAACTTCATTTAAGTAATTGATTAAATTTACTAAGAATTCGTTGCGTTCGGAACAAGAAGGGCAAGTTGCTGAAACTTCCATGTTTTCACCGTATGTGGCAATTCGAATCGCTATCAACACGGCATCTAAATCGATGCTAGGCATATTCCAAGGTTCTTTAATAGAAGGAACACAACTTTTAATAACTTCTACAGTTGCTTGCCCGTTCATTAGCGCATCTGGGGTCTTAAACATCAATTCATCTTTTGCTGTCATAGCATATACAGCGTATTCGTCAATTTCGCTTTTGTCCAATGAATCGTTAGCATAAAACTTTCCGTGACTTGGCAATTTGATATAAATTTTTGGTTGTCTAAAATAATTAGCAAGTGGATTAACTGGTTTTGTGTTACTTGCTAGATTAGGTTGATCAGACATATTTTTCTCCGATAAATAGTTTAAATATATTATTATTATTTATATTAGCAGATAATGGGAATTAGCACATCATGGCAGACGTAACCGGCGACATAGGGGGACAATCAGTCCAACTTAATAATGCAGCAACCGAAACAACACTTCGACAGTTGTTAGAAGTGATGATAGCTATGGCCACGTCTACTTCAAAGACTAAAAAATTATCCGACAAAGAAATTAAAAATTTAGAAGAAAAGCTCAAAAAGCTAAGTGGTCAAGTAAGTGATACTGCTAAAAACATTAACACGGAAAACAAAAAACGTGAAGAAACAATAAATCAATTAAAGAAAACAGAAGTTGAATTTAAAAAACTAACCGGTACAATTTCTAATGCCGTAGTAGGAATGTCTAACTTAATATCATCTATATCAAAAGTAGGTGATAGTCTAACAGCAGCAGCTGGATCATTAAGTGTAATACCTGTTGTAGGTGGTGCGTTATCGGCAGCATTGGGCGCAGTTGCTGAGGCAGCAGAACGAAGTGTTAAATCATATCAAACCGCCGCATCAGCGGGAGCAACGTTTGGTGGTAGTATTACAGAATTTAATAGACATGCCAGTCGAGCAGGAATGACTATAGAACAGTTTGGTAATTTAATAAAATCTAACAGTGACGGATTCCTAGCATTTGGCAATACTACCGAGCAAGGAGCCAAAAGATTTGGCGTGGTCTCAGAACGACTACGTCGTACCTCTAATGATTTATATGCGTTGGGCTTTTCGACCGAATCCCTTAATCAAGGACTTGTTAGTTATGGTAAACAGGTAAGACTGCAAGGTAGAGCAGGCACAATGAGCAACACTGAATTAGTTGCTGGAGCAAAAAAATATCTTAGAGAATTAGATTTATTGGCTAAGATAACTGGCGAAACTAGAGAAGAAAAAGAAAAAGAAAGAGAAGCGTTATTAAAAGACGCACAATTTCAAGCATCTATGGCCGGATTGGCTCCGGCAGTTAGGGAGTCTTTCCTGTCAGTTACTCAGCAGGTCCCCGAAGGAATGAGAAATTTTGCCAAAGATATCATGGCAGTTGGCACAGCTACTACTAAAGAAAATTCGTTGATTATGTCGCAAATGCCACGTTCGGCAGCAATGCTTCAAGAGTTTCATAGAAAAATGCAAAGTGGGGAAGCAATTTCCATGCAGGAACGGGCCAAACTAAATGATTTAATGGCACTCGAAGGACCAGCAGCTCTCAAACGAATAAAATATGCCGGCGCTGCCGACGAGTCTCTACATTCTTTGGTCAACGCATTAGCATCTACTATGAAACTACAAGAAGGTGCTGTAGAATCTGGAATATCAGCACAAGATAAAGCAACAGCAGGTACTGACGAACAAAACAAGACACTTGAAGAAGCAAAACAAAAATTAACAAATTTTTCAAATGCGTTCACTGAATTTCTAGCAAACAGTGGGCTGTTAGACGATCTTATGACAGCGTTTGAATCGTTTGCGGGGGTTATTCAAACATATCTCTTGCCTGCCGCTAAATTTGTAGCAGATCATTTTGGAAAAATATTAGCAGTGGCAACACCGTTGATTGGAGCTTTTGTTACTATCAAAGGATTGTTAGTGGCTAATTCAATTAAGCAAGCACTAGTAAATTCAAAGTTAGGTGCTTCATTATTACCTATGGCAAAATTTGCCATAGGTTTGATAGCTGCAAATGGCCCACTGCTGTTGGTCACGGCAGCGATTGGAGCGGTTGCTTGGTTATTCAATGAATTGGGTGGGGATACAGAAACTCTTCTTAGTGTGTTTACATATCTTGGCGAGTGGATTAAAACTGCTGCTAGCGGATATAAACTAGCATATTATGAATTAATGGATTGGGTTGGAGATTATTCAAAAGAAATCGCAGAAACTAGAAAAGAAATAGACGAGCAAGCTATGCGTCGACAAAAAACAATAGACGAAGCTGCCAAACGCATGTCCGATAATAGGGCTAGGCGAGAAAAAGAAAATACCAAAGCTGTTGAAGATAACACAGCAGCGAAAAAAGAAGAAACTGCCTCACTTGAAGAAGCAGCTGATGCTAGGGCAGCAGGTCCAGATTGGTCTAATCCTGCTTCTGTTCTCAAATGGTACAAAGAAGGTGGATCAACTTTTAAAGGGATAACTAGTTCGGCTGGTTTGTCAACACAATCACCAGCAGTTTCAGCAACAACATCAATGAGTTCAGCCCCGCTAGCTGGCGGTGTTAAAGGATTACTAGAACAAATTTCTAGAGGCGAGGGAACAACCGACGAACAGGCAAGAAAAAAAGGGTTAGCATCTGGATATGATGTGTCTTTAGGATATGGTGCTTATGGCGGCGGCCCAAAAAAAGCCATAAGTGAAATGTCCATAGCAGAAGTTAAAGAATATCAAAAGGCAATGTTAGCTGATCCTAAAAATAAATGGAACTCTAGTGCTGTTGGCAAGTATCAAATTGTAGGAACAACTTTAAGAGATTTACAGAAAGAGTTGGGATTTAAAGATACTGATAAGTTTGATGCTGCTATGCAGGATAAATTAGGAGAAGCATTACTGAAAAAAAGAGGTCTTGACAAATACATGTCAGGAAAGATGAGTGATAGTGATTTCCAATTATCGTTGGCTAAGGAGTGGGCGTCAGTAGCAGATCCAAGAACTGGTCGAGGATATTATGGTAATCAGCAAACTGCGCATACCTCTACTGCTGCAATACAAGCAGCAATGTCTGGATTATCTAGTTCATCGCCATCAACTGGCAATATAGGACAAAAATATTCTTCAGTTTTTGCGAATTTATCAGATACTCCGCAAGCGCCTGCTACACAAACAGCACAAGAAGCCAAAGGAGCAACGACAGTTGCCCAGGTTCCAGCAGCAACTCAAGAATCACCCGAAAGTCTGTTAGTAAGTTTAAATAGTAAAATGGATCAATTGATTAAAGCAACCACGAAAGTAGTGGAAATTAATGAGCGTCAACTGTCGGTTCAGCGAGGCCTTGGTGGTAATTTAATGGCAACGATCTAAAATTAGGAAAACAAAAATGTCATGGCGTAAATATTTTACACCTGTAAACACAGGAAATCAAAGTGGTAACATGAGTCCACTAGGAGGAAGAGGCGGCCAAGCCGGCCCTGCTCGCGCAAATTATTCGAGCTATCTTCCTGATGTGTACGCCGGTGCTCCAAACAGACTTGAAAGATACATGCAGTATGATACCATGGATATGGATTCAGAAATTAATGCTGCGTTGGATATTCTTGCTGAATTTTGTACACAAAAAGATAAAGAAAACGCCACACCATTTTATTTTTATTTTTCTGGAAAACCTACTAGCACAGAAACTAAACTGCTCAAAGACAGTCTTCAAAAGTGGACTAATCAACAACAATTTGGTACTCGTATTTTTCGCATTGTTAGAAATACTTTTAAGTACGGTGATTGTTTTTTTGTTCGAGATCCGCAGACTAAAAAATGGTTATATGTAGATCCCGTTAAAGTTACAAAAATTATTGTCAATGAAAGCGAAGGAAAAATACCAGAGCAGTATTCGATTAAAGATATAAACTTTAATTTTAAAGAAATGATAGCGGTCACTCCCCATGGTTCTACTAATACCGCTCCTAGTGGCACCAGTTCATACACATCTGGGGGAGGTCTTGGTCGAGGATTTGTTGGGGATGCTGCCCGACCAGCCGGAACTCGATTTCAAAATGCGTCTAATGAAGTTACTATAGATGCTAAAAATGTTGTACATATTAGTCTTTCGGAAGGTCTAGATAACAATTATCCATTTGGTAATTCATTATTAGAAAGTGTATTTAAAGTCTACAAACAAAAAGAACTGCTCGAAGATGCTATTATCATTTATCGTATTCAACGTGCTCCAGAGCGCCGCATTTTCTATGTAGACGTGGGTAACATGCCAGCCCACATGGCCATGGCATTCGTTGAGCGTGTTAAAAATGAAATTCAACAACGCAGAATTCCTAGTTCCACCGGCGGCGGCGCAAATGTTATTGATGCCAGTTACAATCCGTTATCAACCAATGAAGATTACGTTTTTCCCTTCAAACAGCAGAAGGTCGTGGGTCAAAAGTTGACACACTTCCAGGCGGTACTAATCTAGGAGAGATCACTGACCTTAGATTCTTTACTAACAAATTGTTCCGTGCGCTACGTATCCCTGCTAGTTATTTGCCTACCGGAATCGAAGAATCATCAAACACTATTGCTGACGGCAAAGTGGGAACTGCTTATATTCAAGAATTACGATTTAATGAATACTGCAAGAGATTACAAAGTATGATTGTAGAAGTTTTTGATCAAGAATTTAAACTTTGGTTATTTCATAATGGTATTAACATTGATTCTAGTATATTTGAATTAAAATTCAACCCGCCGCAGAACTTCGCCGCGTATCGCCAATCAGAATTAGATGCTACTAGAGTTAATTTATTTGCCAGCGTTCAAGAACTTCCGTATATCAGTAAACGATTTGCTCTAAAGAGATTCTTAGGTCTTACACAAGAAGAGATAACAGAAAATGAAACTTTGTGGAAAGAAGAAAACGGAAACAAGGTTAGCAATATAAATGATGCTTCGGCTGAAATGAGAGCCGCTGGTATTACACCGGGGGGAATGACAGCAGATTTATCAGGTATGGATGCCGAAGCACCAGAAGACATGGCCGCAACAGCAGGGGCAACGCCTGCGGAAGCACCGGCGGCCCAAACAGGTGAAACTCCAGCACAGTGATAAATACAAAATGCGCCTATTAGAATTTTTTTATTTTAACAACACTACGAACGATTTTTCAAATGATCGCCGATATGACAATCAGCGAGACAGCTCAGTTGTTAAAATGTCAGATACAAGAAAAACTCGATTAACCCTTAGGCAAATTAATCAATTACGACTTTCGGCCGAAGCTCATGAGGCTGAACATCAATCAGAACTGGGGTTTATACAACAGATGTACAGTACCCCAGATGAAGCCGCACCAGCCGTCTAACATTGCTTTTGTAGTAGGCAATGGTCAAAGCAGACTGTTTGCTAATTATGATGCTTTGCTCGACTTAGGTTCAGTCTACGGATGTAATGCTCAATATCGAACCCACACTCCACATTTTTTAATTTCAGTAGATGTAAAGATGGTAAACGAAATTATAGATTCTAAATACCATCTGTCTAATGTAGTGTGGACCAATCCAAATCATGGAGTTAAAGATAAAAATAATATAAATTTTTTTAAACCTCACAAGGGATGGAGTTCGGGACCAACTGCTCTATGGCTAGCAGCAACTAGTGGTCATACAGAGATATACATTTTAGGATTTGACTACGAAGGAAATAATGGAAAATTAAACAATGTATATGCTGACACGCCTAACTACAAAAAAAGTACAGATAGGGCTATTTTTTACGGTAACTGGCTTCGGCAAACCGAAAAAATAATTAAAGAATTTAGATCAACTAGGTTTATTAGAGTTATATCTCACGACGGTTTTGTGCCTACGGAATTCAATCAGACCTTAAAAAATCTCAAACATATTGATTATAAAGAATTTGGAAAGTTATTTCCTACTGCTATATATTCAGATCAAAATGATCAAAAAACTACCATTTAACGGTGATATATAAATAAGTGATTAAATAAAATTACAGCCTAACCAAATCGTAAAGGAGAATTAGAATGGCCGATAAAACATTACTAACCCAGATGTTAGAACATCTGGTTAACGACGAACAAGCAAAAGCCGAAGAGCTTTTCCATGAATACGTAGTATCACAGTCACGTGAAATTTACGAAACCCTAATTGAGTCTGAAATGGGTGATGATGAAGAAGAAGATGAAGACGAAGTTGAAGAAGGTTTTGAAGATGTTGCTTTTGAAGCAGATGACGAGCCAGTAATTGGCGGCGACCCAACTGATGACCTAGAATCAGAATTAGATGCTGACAACGACGAATCTGATGAGTTTGGTGACGAAGATGGTGAAAAAGACACTGATGAGCTGTTTCAAGATCTTGAAGAAATAGTCGACGAACTTCAAGTTCGATTTGACGAACTTGCTGGCGGCGAAGGCGATGACCTTGACGCAGAAGACGACATGGACATGGGCGATAACGACATGGACATGGATGACGAAGAAATGAAAGATGACTTTGATTTAGAAACAGTCCGCGAATATGTTGAAAAAGTCCCAACTGCTAAGATGGGTGACAACGGCGCAAACACTAAATCAATTGTAGCAAGGTAAAAACGACATGGGCGGCACTACTGCTAACATTGCTAAAGGTGCTAGCGAGCCAGAAAGCGCAAGTACAAAAGGTGGACTATTAAACCCAAGTCCAAAAGAAGACAACGCTGGTAATATCAACGTTCCAGGTGGAAAAGCAGGCAATGCGTTTTCTAAGAAAGAGCCTGGTCACGGTGCTGAGAAGAAAGGCGCCGGCGAAACCGCTGATAACAAGCAAAGCCTTTTCCGTGGTCGTAGATAATAGGTGATAACGGTGAATAGACTCGCACTAGCAGAACTATTTGAGTTACGACCAGGCTAAGATTGTCTTAGAGAGTGAAGATGGTGGCAATGGTCAAAAGACCTTACACCTTAATGGTATCTGTATTCAAGGTGATATTCGAAATCAGAACCAACGTGTATATTCTTCACACGAGATTGGCAAGGCTGTCAAGACCCTCAATGAGCAGATCGCTGGTGGGTATTCAGTGCTAGGTGAAGTTGATCATCCACAAGATTTAAAAATTAACCTAGACCGTGTTAGCCACATGATCACAAAAATGTGGATGGACGGTCCAAACGGCTACGGAAAACTTAAAATTCTCCCAACTCCAATGGGTCAGTTAATTCAGACTATGTTAGAGTCGGGAGTTAAATTAGGAGTCAGTTCCAGAGGAAGCGGTGAAGTTGACAACGACGGTAATGTTCAAGGTTTTGAAATCATTACCGTTGATATTGTAGCACAACCGTCAGCACCGGGAGCATATCCTACACCAGTTTATGAACACTTGATGAATTCTACAGGTGGTTATCAGGCATATAGAATAGCACAAGAAGTTAAAGGCAACCCACAGGCACAACATTACATAGCAGAGAGTCTGAAACGAATAATTTCAGGACTCAGATAAAAGGAGAATCACATGCTAGATTTAGTAAAACAATTGTTTGAAAACAATGTGATTTCCGAGGAAATGAAATCGGAGATTGAAAACGCTTGGGAAAGCAAAATTCAAGAAAACCGCGATCAAGTCACCGCCGAACTCCGTGAAGAGTTTGCTCAAAAATACGAACACGATAAAAATTCAATGGCAGAAGCAGTTGAAGCAATGCTTGCAGACCGCCTACATGCTGAACTAAGTGAATTGGCTGAAGACCGCCAAGCACTTATTGATGCTCGCGCTCGTTACGCAGCTAAAATGAAACAAGACGCTACTGCGCTTGAATCGTTTGTTATGAGAAACCTGCGTAAAGAATTAGCAGAACTTCATGAAGATCGTAAATCAGTGGCTGGCAATGTTTCTAAATTAGAATCTTTCATTGTGGACGCTCTAGCGAAAGAAATCGCAGAATTCCACACAGACAAAAAAGACTTAGCAGAAACCAAAGTAAAATTAGTTCGCGAAAGCAAGGCTAAATTTGAACAGGTTAAAAAACAATTTATTAATCGTTCCGCTAAGATCATCGAAGAAACAGTCGCTAAAGGACTGCGTTCAGAAATGCGTCAATTGAAAGAAGACATTGATTCAGCTCGCCGCAATGATTTTGGACGCAGAATTTTTGAAAGCTTCGCCAGCGAGTACGCTGCTAGCTATCTCAATGAGAAATCAGAGACAGCTAAACTTTTAAAGATTGTTCAACAAAAAGAACAAGAACTTGAAGAAGCAGCCAAAGAAGTAGCTAACACAAAGAAACTAGTAGAAAGCAAAGAAGCTGAACTACGTATAGCACATGATAGAAGTCAACGCAAGGAAGTTATGAGCGAATTGCTGGGACCACTAACAGGCGACAAACGTTCAGTAATGGGTGAATTACTAGAATCAGTACAAACAGATAAGTTACGTTCAGCTTATGACAAGTATCTGCCAGCAGTAATGAATGGCACACCTACTGTTCAAAAGACTACAACACTTACAGAAGGCAAAGAAGTTACAGGCAATAAACAGGCACAAGCATTTGGCGGACGACGAAAAAACCGCTGAAATAATTGACATCCGCAGGCTTGCGGGACTATAAGTTTAAGGAGAATTATAATGTCACAATTACTCGAGTCACGCTGGTCGGAAACCAAAGAGGCCCTTTTAGAAGGTCTTCAAGGTAACAAGCGTACAGTGATGGCAGCTACTCTTGAGAATACCCGCAAGTATCTCGCAGAAAGTGCCACAGCTGGCGCAACTTCCGCTGGCAACGTAGCAACACTTAACCGCGTGATCCTTCCAGTGATCCGTCGTGTTATGCCAACCGTTATCGCTAACGAATTAGTTGGTGTACAACCAATGACTGGACCAGTTGGTCAAATCCACACTCTGCGTGTTCGTTACAGCGACACATTCAGCGGCGGTGCTGGTGGTTCAACTGTAGCTGGTGAAGAAGCACTTTCACCATTCAAAATTGCTGAAGGCTATTCTGGTGTTAATCCAGGCAAGGCTGACAGCACAGCAGCTAAAGAAGGCGTTGCCGGCAACCGCATGAGCATCCAAATCTTGAAGCAAACTGTAGAAGCCAAAACTCGTAAGCTCAGCGCACGCTGGACTTTTGAGGCTGCACAAGATGCACAATCCCAACAAGGTATTGACATCGAAGCAGAAATCATGGCTGCTCTTGCTCAAGAAATCACTGCTGAAATTGACCAAGAAATCCTACGTAGCCTTGCTTCGTTGGCAGGCAACACTAACAATGTTAACTATCGTCAAGATCTAGTATCTGGCGTTGCTACATTCGTTGGTGACGAGCACGCTGCTTTAGCAGTTGCTATTAACCGCGTAAGCAACACCATTGCTCAACGTACACGTCGTGGTGCTGGTAACTGGGCAGTTGTTAGCCCAACAGCATTAACAATTCTTCAATCTGCTACTACTAGCGCATTTGCTCGTACAACAGAAGGCACATTTGAAGCTCCAACTAACACCAAGTTCGTTGGTACTTTAAACAATGCTATGAAGATCTATGTTAACACCTACGCCGAGAACGACAATGTTCTAGTTGGTTACAAAGGTGGTACAGAGTCAGACGCAGCAGCATTCTACTGCCCATACATTCCATTGATGAGCAGCGGTGTTGTTCTTGATCCAAGCACCTTCGAACCAGTAGTTAGCTTCATGACACGTTATGGTTATGTTGAATTAACTAACACTGCTTCGTCTCTTGGTAACGCAGCTGACTACCTGGGTACTGTTGCTATTGACAGCACCAAGCTCAGCTTTATCTAAGAAACAAGGTTGTATCAATCAAAAAAGGGCCGCAAGGCCCTTTTTCTTTGACGTTAATTTATTTTGTATATAAATATAATATACTTCAAAAGTGATGATATCAAATGAAAAACAAAATCATAGACCTTATTTCTTTAAAACCTAAACACTTTTCTAAGATGATAAAATCAGATCCGCAGTTATATCAGTGGGTGATCGACAATACACTAGTTGACTCTGAAAATTTTTCAGAGATGATATATAGCGCCGTGTACCGAGTTAATAATAAATGCAAACAAAACAATATTAAAAAATTTAAATCTATAACAACCGGCTATGGATTTTGTGGAACAGCAGGTACCTGTGAATGTGCCTCGCAAATTATTTCGCAGAAAGTATCAAATTCAAAACAGAACTATACTCTTGATCAAAAAAAATCAATACAACAAAAGCGTATAGATACAACTATAAAAAAATACGGAGTGATTAATACCGCCCAAACTAATTATGCTAGGTCTAAACATAAAGAATATTACACAGCATTACCAAAAAGGCTCCAGCCAACAAAAATTTCATTTTTTCAAAAATTAAACAAAAAATATCAAACCGTTGCTGATGTTGAATTTGTTACTCCCGAAGATCAATATCGAGGAGTATCGGGACAAATCTATTATCAATTTAGGTGTCTTAAATGTAACAGTTTATTTGATGATTATATTGATAACGGGCACATTCCTAAATGTAAAATATGTAATCCCATTATACCTCAATATATTAGTAAACAAGAAAATGAATTATATGAATATGTTAAATCAATAACATCGAAAATAGTCTATCAATCAAATAAAACAATTATATCACCATATGAATTGGATATAGTAATACCAGAAGCCAATATAGCAATAGAATATTGCGGATTATACTGGCACAGTGAAGCGCATAAATTAGATAAAAATTATCATATTAACAAATTAAATTTATGTGTACAACAAGGATACAGATTAATTACGGTATTTGAAGACGAGTGGGTCAACAAGTCTCATATTGTAAAATCAAGGCTTAAGAACATTTTATCTGAAGATACTCCATTGTACGCTAGAAAGTGTAAAGTTAAATCAATATCAATTACTGAGGCCAAACAATTTGTTAATTTACATCACATACAAGGATGGGCCGTGGCAAAAATTGCCTATGGTTGCTTTTATCATGATCGGTTAGTTGCTGTTATGACCTTTGGAAAACCTAGATATAACAAAACTATTGAATATGAGTTAATTAGATATTGTAGCGTTGGTACTGTTGTGGGTGCTGCTGGTAGATTGTTTTCTGTGTTTTTAAAAGAATATAATCCTAAAAGTGTTATATCATATTGTGACATGCGGTGGGGAACTGGAAAATTATATGAGAGCCTAAACTTTATTAAAGATACCTCTCCAATAAGACCTAGTTATTCGTATACAGATTTTCAACAGAGATACCACCGATCGTCTTTTGTAAAATCTCAAATATCTAATTCCACAACAAATAATCAAACAGAACATCAAATTATGAGAAATCGCAATATGTATAGAATATGGGATTGTGGACAATCTAAGTGGATATACCTTTCAGAGATAACAAAGTAAATATAGTATATGGAAATACAAACTGAACAAGATTTTCCTAAATTACGTACACAAATACAAGCGTGGCGCCAGTCGGTTTCCTATGTTTAAACATGATGTTGATCGCATTGAATCTGCGGTAGAACAGCACATTAAAAATTACAGCGATAGCATTAGTCAATTATCGACAGACAAAAAAGAAATCATATCTAGAACAAGCTCAAACATGAAATTGACGAAATTAATCGTAGTTGTTTCATTAATAGAAAAATTAGAGCTATTGGCTTTGTTATCTCGTTGGATAAATCCATATGCCGATATCAAAGTTAGAAAAACAGCCGCCTCTAACTAAAAGGACTATGTTAGTATGTAATACTTATAAACCTACATATCTATACATTAAGAAACATAACGTAACCGGATTAAAATATTTTGGAAAAACTGTACGAGATCCACTAAAGTACAAAGGATCCGGGCAGTATTGGCTTACTCATCTAAAACAACACGGAAATGATGTGACTACAGAATGGTGTAAATTATTTCATAATGTAAAAAGAGTTAGTAGAATACGCAATTAATTTTTCAAATACGCATAATATTGTGGAATCTAAAGACTGGGCAAATTTAATTGTTGAAAACGGAATTAATAGTGGAGGAATAACTGGTATTAAACGATCAGAGGTAAACCAAACTAAAAAATTGCCGCATATAGAAAAGGTAAAATTGTATCTGAAGAAACTAAACAAAAGATTAGAGAAAAATTAAAAGGTAAAACATTTGAGTATATGCGTAAACCTAAATCTGAACTGTGGTATAAACGTCATGCTGAGACACATAAAGGAAAACCCAACAACAAGAGATAAATATTAGTTACAATTACTGTTCTAAAAACAGTTTGCCCGTAACGGGTTTATGCGGCACCCACCGCGTAGATTGTAGAACAATTATATAAGGAGAAAAACAAATGGGACGTCCACTTAAGAGAGATGTAGCTGGTACAATTGTACTAGGAACATACGAAAATTCAGATGCTGGTATTAAAGTATCAGCACACATTCCGGGTGAATCATCCGCGGCAGATGCTTACATTGTAAAACAAGCAGGCTCAAGAACTTACAAAGTTGCTTTAACTGCTGANCCAGATGTAGNAGGAAAATGTAAACTAGTAGAATCAATTGAAGGCCCNGGCGAAATGGTTATGACCGGGGTTGCNGAATCNGGTATTGTTGAAATTTATAAATTATTTAAGAAAACAGCAGTAGATTTCAGCGGTAANCGTTATAGCTGGATNTTNGTTAACGATTCGTCTGTAGACTATATCGAACTAACAGCAATCTAATCTAGGATAAAACAATGGGACAGGTAGTTAAAGTCAATAGCGACTACACCGTCAAAATTGCTGACGGTAGTACGATAACACTAGACACGGGACCGTCGGGTGAAGTTGTTGTCACGGGCAATCTCGATGTTCAAGGCCTGCTCAATGTTGAGTTAGATAATTTAAAAGTTTCCGGAGGTACCCCGGGATACGCTATAATTACAGATGGTTTGGGAAATCTAACATGGGGTGAGGCCGACGGCGGAGCAAAAGTGTCGATCGGCGACACACCACCGGATGATAAAGATTCAGGCGATTTATGGTGGGATACTGTAGATGAAGTATTGTATCTTTACGTTGATCAAGGGGATCCTCCAGCTTGGGTTCCTACTAAAGGTTATACTGGATCGCAAGGTTATACTGGCTCGCAAGGACGAGATGGGTCATTTGGTGGAGCGGCATTTGAATACACCTACACCACAGTTACTGACGATGTTGATCCGGGTGATGGAAAACTAGCATTTGACAATGTTGATTTATCACAAATTACCACATTGTATATACACGAAACTGATAAGTTTTCTACAGAAATTTATAATTTTTTGCTGTCAATTGACGACTCAACATCGGCAATCAAAGGACATTTCACAATTTCTGAAAAAGGAAACAACAGTAATTATGCGATGTTTGCTATCATTGGCGAACATTTAGACCATCTTCAACATTTTGATGTGCCGGCAGCATGGCTGAATGGAACCACTAGCTTTGGTGATCTTACTGATGTGATTATAACATTTGCTAGAACAGGGGATATTGGAGACCAGGGTCCTATTGGTTACACCGGTTCAAAAGGCAGTCACGGTACTACTGAAATTTGTTTTAACTTGCCGGGAACCTTATACGTAGGGCAAGGGGCAGCACGTTGGTACATGAGAGAAAATGCTACTATTTCAAATATTGGAGCATCAATAGCGGTGCCGTCGAGCGAAAATCCAGTGGTTATGTCTGTAAAGGTAAATGGTACACAAATCCAATCATTATCTATATCTGCGGGCGAATATGCTAATTTAACCAATGTGCCTTCAAACACACAACTAGCAATTGGTGATTATGTAACTGTTGATGTCCAATCTATAGGAGTCACCGCAGCAGGAGCCGATGCGCTTGTTCGGATACAAATTGAACGTATTCCGGAGTAAGTAGCAATGGCTGTGTACATCAACGGCATAGTTAACGCAATAAACCCACCTAGGTTAACATCCAGACAGTATCCCATAGACATTGTTGATTCTGTAAACTCTAGCTTTCAGACAGTAATTGAAAACACTGTTCCAATTAGCGAAGATAGTTTTGAATTAACAGGAATTACACTTGACAGTGGCACATTGGTATTCCCACTGGTCACATACAATGAAGGTGCTGTTGAAGAATTTGAATTAACAGGAATCACACTCGACAGTGGTGTTTTTGAGTTCCCACTGGTCACATATAACAACGGTGATGTTGA